GCTGTCGTTTCTGTAGGTGAGGAAGCTGATGATTTGTGTGGCATTTGGGCAACAAACTACGGTAAAGAATCTATTGTCATATCTATAGACAAGGACATGCTGCAGATACCATGTTCACATTACAACCCTAACAAACGTACAATGACAGAGATGGGTGAGTTTGAAGGCTTACGTTTCTTCTACAGTCAGATTCTTACAGGTGACAAGGCTGACAACATCATAGGATTGTACGGTATAGGTCCTAAGAAAGCTGACAAGATCCTAGCTGACTGTACAACTGAGGCAGGTATGTATGAGGAATGCTTACGTTCTTACAGTGGTGAAGAGGCAAGGGTCATTGAGAATGCTAGACTACTCTGGCTTAGACGTTACGAGAACCAAATATGGGAGCCACCTAAATGCGTTTCAGATCAGGCTTAGAGAAGAGGACAGCAGCCTACCTCAAGAAACTAAAGATTAAATTTGAATACGAAAAGATGCGTATCAAATGGCAAGACTTAAGATTTAAAACATATACCCCTGACTTTGTGCTTGACAATGGTATAATAATTGAGACCAAAGGGAGGTTCATTCACTCAGATCGAACCAAGCATTTAATGGTTAAGGCACAACACCCCGAACATGATATTCGTTTTGTATTTAGTAACCCTGCAGCTAAATTGTATAAGGGTTCTAAGACTACATATGGTGATTGGTGTACGAAGAATGGATTCAAGTTTGCAAAAGAAATTATTCCTGTCGAGTGGACAAAAGAAAAGAAAAAGGGTAGTTGACAATGTTTGATTTAGATAGTAAAATTCGTGCTCTTGTCCAAAATTATGGGCTAGAACTTCTCCTTGAACAGAACGAAATACCAGAAGAATTTGTGGTGGCATGGCTTATAGATGAGAAGAGAATAGATGTCGAAGATTACTTTAATCTCGATGCAGAATTAGAAGAGTGGAAAAGGATAGAAGAGTGACTAAAGTAAAAACATTAGATGAGTACCAAAGAGCAGCTGCAACGACAGCTATCTACCCTGAGAATAGAGCATTAGAATACTTAAGCTTAGGTTTGTCAGCTGAGGTTGGTGAGCTTACAGGTAAGTTAGCTAAGTGGTATCGTAAGGATGATATGGCATACCCACATGGTGACGTACTAGATGAGTTAGGTGACGTACTATGGTTTGTCAGTGAGTTTGCTAGACAACATAATACCAGCCTATCTAAGTTAGCCAACAGGAATATTAGTAAGTTGGCAGATAGATATGAACGTGGTGTAATCAAAGGATCAGGAGATAAAAGATGAGAGTATTAAAAGCATTTGGACGTTGGTGGTATAGATTTATTAATTATCTGATTACATGGCAGCTACATAGAGATGCAGTCAAGCATTTAAATAGGTTGACAGATAGGGAATTAAAAGATATAGGTCTTACTCGTGGAGAAATTGATCGTATGATCTGGTTCAAAGAAGATAAGAAAGATAGGGGAACTAAAGAATGAATAACTACTTACCAACAGATTACCAAGCATTTATACATAAGTCACGGTATGCTAAATACTACGAAGGTAAAGGCCGTGAGTCTTGGGGTGACACAGTAGATAGGTACATGGATAATATTGTAGGTGACTTAGCTGACACAGTTACCAAGAAAGAAATTAAAGAAGCAATACTGAACTTAGGTGTTATGCCTAGTATGAGGTCACTGATGACAGCAGGTAAGGCTGCAGAACGTGACAATACCTGTATGTATAACTGTTCATACTTAGCTGTGGATGATGTTAAAGCATTCGATGAGGCTATGTTTATTCTGTTGTGTGGTACAGGTGTTGGGTTCTCAGTTGAACGTCAGTCAGTACAGAAGCTACCTGAAGTACCAACTCTATTTGTCAGTGAGACTAACATAGTTGTCAAAGACAGTAAGGAAGGTTGGGCTAAGGCTCTACGTCAGATGATCGCATTGTTATACAGTGGTGAAATACCAACATGGGATGTATCTAAAGTACGACCTGCAGGTGCACCTCTTAAAACATTTGGTGGTAGAGCATCAGGACCTGCCCCATTGGTTGACCTGTTTACCTTTGTCATCAAGACATTTAAGGATGCACAAGGACGTAGGCTCTCATCACTAGAATGCCATGACATTATGTGTAAGATTGGTGAGGTAGTTGTGGTAGGCGGTGTACGCCGTAGTGCTATGATTTCATTGAGTAATTTGTCAGATGACAGAATGAGACATGCTAAGTCAGGTTCATGGTGGGACAACGATCCACAACGAGCATTGGCTAACAACTCTGTGTCATACACTGAGAAGCCTGACAGTTTATCTTTCATGAGAGAATGGATGGCCTTAGTTGAATCAGGTTCAGGTGAACGAGGTATCTTCAACAGACAAGCATCTAAGGTACAGGCGGCTAAGAATGGTAGACGTGATGCTGACTATGACTTCGGCACTAACCCATGTAGTGAAATAATTTTAAGGCCAGCACAATTCTGTAACTTAACAGAGGTAGTTGTACGTGCAACAGACACACTGGACACCTTAAGTGAAAAGGTAAGACTTGCAACTATCTTAGGTACTATTCAATCTAACTATACTAAGTTCCCATACTTACGTAAGGTCTGGAAGAATAACACCGAAGAAGAAAGACTACTTGGTGTGTCGTTAACAGGTGTCATGGATAATCCATTGATGACACTCAAAAACAAAGGATTGGAGAAGACTCTTGACCATCTTAAGCAAATCGCCATTACTACTAATGCTACTTGGGCTAAACGCCTTGGTATCCCTGTCAGTGCTGCTATCAGCTGTAATAAACCAAGCGGTACTGTCAGCCAGTTGGTTGACTCTAGCAGTGGCATTCATGCTCGTCACTCAGCCTATTATATTAGGACTGTACGTGGAGACAACAAAGACCCGTTGACAAAGTTCATGATTGATCAGGGTATTCCTAACGAGCCAGATGTAATGAAACCAGATGCTACTACAGTATTTAGTTTCCCTATGAAAGCTCCTAAGGATGCCGTGGTTACAGCTGACATGACAGCCATTGAACAATTAGAGATGTGGTTAACTTACCAACGTCACTGGTGTGAACACAAACCATCTGTTACAATTAATGTTAAGGGTGATGAGTGGTTCGAGGTAGGTGCATTCGTATACAAACACTTTGATGAGATGAGTGGTGTGTCATTCCTACCGTTCAATGAACATACATATCAACAAGCACCATACCAAGATGTTGACAAGAAGAAATACTTAGAGACACTAGGTCAGATGCCTAACAAGATTGATTGGACATTACTGTCAGATTACGAGAACGAAGACAACACAGCTGGAAGTCAGACAATGGCATGTAGTGGTGATGTTTGTGAGATGGTAGACTTAACGTAGTGTTGACATCAGTAGGTATTTATGTTGTAGTAATATTAGCCCTTGGTTTAGTCCAAGGGTTAGTATAAGGTATTATAAAAAGTAAAGGGAATACAAATGGCAGTTAAAAGACAATTCAGTAGAGCATTGTATGAAGCATATGATGGTAAAGCTAAAGACAAATTAGTTGAGTACCTCATCAGTGCAGGTCATACTATTGTCAGTACTGAAGAGAACTTCAATGTGGATGTTGTATCTCAGAAAGGTGATTACACCTACTTCAATGAGGCTGAAGTTAAGACAGGTTGGAAGGGTGATTGGAATACTAATTGGGCTGAGATAAGATTACCTGAACGTAAGGGACGGTTAGTTAAGATGTACCAAGAAAAGAATGGTGTGCTTAACTTCTATATCTTCCGTGCTGACATGCAGCAAGCATGGAGAATTAAAGACACATTACTAACAGAAGAAAGTCTTAAAGAAGCTAAGGGTAGATACATAGCTAAAGGTGAGAAGTTCTTCCACATACCATACACAGATGCTGAATTAATTAACTTAGAGAAAGAAAATGTATAATGGCTAAATGGAACTTAGATGCATTACGTGATGAGGTAGAGGATGACGTTGTCAACCAACCACCACACTACGGTAACGGTAAGATAGAATGTATAGAGTATATGAGGGACAACATGGATCACATGATGTTCATGGGTTACCTAGAAGGTAATGCTAAGAAGTACATGCATAGGTACAGGTACAAAGGTAAACCTGTAGAGGAT